GGTAAATCTCATGATAAAAAATATCAAGATTGATTTCCTCGATTGTATGTTACGCGGCAAGTTCACCAGAGCTGGTGAAACTGCGACACAGTTATTCTTGAAGGATACCCCTTTCTCAGCGAAGGCTGAATTGGAGAAGTATCTTAACTGTGAAGCTATGCGTTCTCGTTCAAGTGGAGTTCTGTTGAAATTTAGTATCTCTACGATACATGTGAAAAGCGCCATTAAGGCTACTAGGGCAATCATTGATTGCATGTCTGATTCAGATCAGAAATTATTCTTCCGTTTTTCACATTTTCAACTATTCTCAATTTTCCGCTCTCTTTGCAGTGTTGAATACGCTTCTTTTATAAAGGTATTAAAATACTTCACTGCATATCCTCTTGCTCATCATTTACAGAACGACCTCCCGGAGGCGCCCTGTGATTTTGATAGTAAATATCCCTTCGTTGGTAACAACGCTATAAGGAAATGGTGGAAGGAGCGTATGATGTCTTCTTGTCATACGAAGCGTAATTTGCGACTCTTTTGGTCCCTTTTACAAGGTGTTAAAAGAGCTTGCGAGTTCGCTGATGATTCCTTCATTCATGCATCGATGCTTAAGCATAAAGACGCACTCTCTCGTACACATCCAGAAGACGAGGCCTTACAGGCTCGTTATATGAATGAGTACATGGACTTCTTTGGTACCTTTTGTGAAAACAAGAGGTATAGGTTTAAAACCCAAAGAAAGCTCAAATACGAGATGAGTAACTCTTCGTGCTGGGAATATACCCGATCACAGGGTGGTCAGAGGGGTTACCTCTTAGACTACGTGAACGGTGTGCATGATAGCCAATTCCAACCTCTTGACGAGGATAACCCTAAAGGTTATGATTGGGATATATGGGCTCAGTATAGACGCTGTATTGTCCAAAGTGATAAATCAAATTATCTTTACATGATGATTGAAGTATCACCCGGAAAGGTAAAGGAGCTTCGCGGCACCATGACTCCGAGTTTTGAAACTCTAATGGAGCTCAAAGGTGAGCGAGGCGCACTTGCGATGGTCCAAGCAATCTTGGAACCATTGAAAGTTAGACTTATAACCAAAGGACCTGCAGCAAAATACTTTCTTGCCAAAACTTATCAAAAAGACCTGTTTAAATACCTTAGAAGATTACCTCAATTTGAGTTAATTGGTACTCCTTTATGTAAGGATCATATATACAGGATGATAGAGCGCGAGAAGAACATACCAGATATGACTTTCTCTCATTTCGTTAGTGGTGACTATTCAGCTGCCACCGATAATTTGGGTCAACAGTATTGCCACATAGGGATTTTAGAATCCTTATTAGCTAGTGGTGTTGCTGGTACCCAGTTCTCCATGATAATACAAGATGTTATCTTAAGCCACGAGATCCACTACCCGCCAAAGTTCGATATCGAAAAGTTCGATCAAACTAATGGCCAGTTGATGGGTTCTCCTTTGTCGTTCCCCTTCCTTTGCTTAGCAAATTTAATTGCTTATAAGCTCAGTCTTGAAGATTATACGTACAAGAAATCTCGGTTTAAGGACTTACCTTGTCTTATTAATGGTGATGATATTCTGTTTAGGACTAATCCTGAACATTACGAAATTTGGAAAGAGCATGTTGCAAATGTTGGTTTCTCTCTGAGTGTTGGTAAAAACTACATACATGAAAAGATCTTAACGATCAATTCAACGATGTTTAGTTATGACCAACATAATACTATAGATAGTGAGGGCGTAAGCCACTCCTCAAATAAATTAACAGAGATTGAATACTGCAATTTTGGACTTTTGTCAGGAACCTCTAAACTTGGTGGTTCTAGAGGTGAAGTTCGTGAAAAGGCTTTGGATCTGTGCGATGCTTACACGAGAAGTGTAGGCGGAGCCACTGATAAACCCCTTGCTTTCAGCAGGTTTATCACCCGTAATAGGGAGGACATCCAAAAGATAACCATGAATGGGCGTTATAACCTATTCCTTCCAAGAGAACTTGGAGGCTTGGGCTTTGAGGCCTATGATGGTATCAACTTTCACGTTACTAGATTCCAACGCCTACTGGCGAAGTCCGTACTTAAAAATGCAGATCTTAAGCCCTTGTTTGGGTTCAAGACAACCAATAAAAGTAACATGGTATGTGGATATGAGAGCAAGAATAAAAAAAGAATGATATGTGGTGTAGGACCTCTACCTTATGGCTATCGCGAGATAGGTACTAAGGAGTATAATGTTGCCAATACGGCTTATAATATTGAGGCTACCACCAAGTGGTTCACACGTATACCTTTAAGGTATAACGCTGCAAAACTGTTTCCCTTCCGTTTGAAGGAGTCAGACACATTGGATTACCAGAAGCTTCGGTTTGTTGAAGCCTGCTATCCCGATGGACTTGTCCCTGAGGAGCGAAAATATTGCGAGTGTCCACTTGAAACATTCTTTATTTATTAGGTGTGTTAGTGTTGTTGTTTGTCGAGTAATCGACCGCTAGTCAGTCAAACCAACCAGCTTGACTATGACGTTATTGAAGTAGGAACCATCCTTAAAGATGTAAAACTTGGTCCTGAAACGACCTTAAACTTATCCCTGGGCCAGCCTAGTAAGCCAACCCTTGAATCTACTACTACCAATAAAAACAAACGTGCGGAGTCGTCTACAGCCCGCCAGAACAAATCTGGACCGAACAAACAACAACAACAACAAAATAATAACAAATCTAACAAAACAGTCCATGCACCAACGGCAATGAGTCGTCAAACGAAGACTGGAAAACCTAAGATAACCTCTAGTGATAGAGGCGATGGATCAATTCGTATTCGTCATCGAGAGTATCTCTTTGACCTTACGTCGACTGCTGACTTTTCAGTCATACCTATCGAAATTAACCCTGGTTTACCATTATTCGCCTGGCTCTCAGCGCTGGCTGGTTCCTATGAATCTTACTTGTTTAACAACCTGTCTTTTGACTTTGAGTCGACAGCTGCAACAACAAGTACTGGTACAGTGATGATGGCAATTGACTTTGACTCAGCTGATGAACTCCCTGTTAACAAACAAGGACTCATGGCAATGCAAGGAGCAGTTCGAACTGCGCCCTGGCAAGCTATGAAGTATTCAGCTACGTCATTGAACTTGAAGAAATTTGGCGTACAGCGTTATGTCCGGTTGGGAGCGTTAGCTCCTAATTTGGATATTAAAACTTACGATGTAGGAAAGCTCCTACTGGCAGTCGCGGGACATCCGGGTGCTCTATGGGGAGAAGTGTATGTATCTTACGATATCACACTTTTCACTCCACAGGCGAGCCCAGCTCCCTACGATTACAATTCTGCAAATATATTCTTCAACGTCGGTTGCACACCTACACAACCCTTTGGAGCATCAGCTCAAATCAAAGGTAATTTACCGTGTAGATACAAGGATGGGAATACTTTTAGAGTGGATAAGATAGGTGAATATTTAGTCAACATTCGTGTTGACGGCGTAGGACTGGAGGATGGTGAATCCTTCACGCTCAATGTTGCTGAACCAGCTAATGGTTCAATTGAGGTGCTCGATACTTTAAAATCGAACTCCGCTTCAACTGAGTGCGTTGTCCTTGCAAGACTCCGGGTAATATCTGCCGGACTCTACTTTATGTTCTCCTACGGGGCGGCGACAAGCATCGCTGATGTTGTGCTCCGTATCTCTTCTTACAAGTATTCTTTGGACTGATCTATAATAATAATGACAATGACTTTAACTTAATAACACTGTTGAGTACGTGATACTCTTCTCCTTCGTATCCGCAAGTGCGGAGAACCAAAATAATATAAGCCGATTTCTCGGTGAAAATAGAATATGGACGAAAGGAGAGGGATGGACTCGGACCAACGTGGCCTGGAAGTTTATGATGTGACAACCTGCATGGGGCCCCTATGAAGCGGCCTAGGTTAGAATGGGGTATGGAGATCAAGGTGGCTCAAAGCCTTCCTCTCCCTCTGCCGGCGTTAACCTGCAACCCACAATCATTTTGAATAAATCGAAGTAATCACGATTGCTCACCTAAGGGTCGGCAAGATCGGGCGAAAACATACGTTCCAGGGTACTAATTTTCCAAACCAACTCCTCCCCCCTGCCGTTAATTCCGCAGTTGAATGGACTGAGTTGGTGGTTTAAAATAAAAACTAATCACGCCGTTTTATCAAATCATCTCTCTGGGCCTAGCCCGGTCGAGGATTCATGAGTAGAAACAGTTAAACTTAGTTAGTCATTGTATACAATAATTTATAATTTGTTATTATACACCATTTTGAGAAGAACGAACTCCACGTTCGAACTTGTTGCGACCTTACAATCGTCCTCCTGGCTATCCAGTTAGGAGCCCTGCTTGGAACGCGGGGGTGTGAGTAAACTCTAGAAATTTTCTATGTTTGTATATGAGTTGAGTTGTATGGGAGAAGACCGACACTGCTGAATTTAAACTTCGAGTTTAATTGAACCGTCTAGAGATTTTGTATCTCAAATAGAGGATTCGAACTAACGAAGAATTAACAGAGTGTAGGTCCTATGTTGCTCCTAACAACGGGTCATAGGCTTTCTACAAAGCGTACCTTGAAGGGGATGTACCCCTGACATAATACGTAGTAAAGCCTGTATGTCTGAATCAAAGATCTGTAATGCCGGTACCAGAAGGTACAGATACTACTTAGATCAGACTATGATCAACCTCGTGATGGCATGGAACTAGAGAACTCAC